GCGCTGACCAACGCGGTAACGGCATTGTGTATCGCTCAAAAGGCTACTCTGGCGAGCGCATATCTACGCACGCTGTTGAATGGCAGATCCAACAATACTCTAATCTATCAGACGCTGTGGGTTATACATATCAACAGGACGGTCATAGCTTCTACGTTCTAAACTTCCCTACCGCCGATACGACATGGGTTTATGACGTGGCGACTGGCGCATGGCATGAGCGCGCCGGATGGGAAAATGACGCCTTTACCCGCACACGCGGTAACTGTCAGATGAATTTCAATAATGAAGTTGTCATAGGCGATTATCGCACGGGTGAAATTTACGCATATGATCCTACGGTTTATTCGGAGGCTGGCACAACGCAAAAATGGCTGCGCTCATGGCGCGCGTTGCCTACAGGTCAGAATGATTTAAACCGCACAGCGCAACATAGCCTTCAGTTAGACTGTCAGGCTGGCGTCGGTCTTCCAGGCTATAGCCAAGAGGAAGTCAATGATATTATTTATATTTATGATCGCGCACATGATTTTATTCTTGACCGCGCTGGATCTCCCTTACTGATTCGAGATTATGCCGATTATACCGTCACGGTCGGAGCTAATCCCCAAGTTATGCTGCGCTGGTCTGACGATGGCGGACATACTTGGTCTAACGAGCATTGGAAATCTATGGGTCAGATCGGTCAGACAGGCTACCGCACGATCTGGCGTCGGCTTGGTATGACACTAAAACTCCGCGATAGGGTCTACGAGGTATCAGGCACCGACCCTGTTCAGATCGCCATCATGGGCGCTGAACTGCACGCGAGCCCGACCAATGCCTAACCTAGTCGATAACAACACACAGATCCCCGCCGCGCGCGTTAAGATGAATGACGACACTACGGGGTTCGTTAACCGCCCGTGGTATCGTTGGTTTTTTAATACTTACCAAGCGCTTGAAGCGGGACGTAGATACGGATCATTTTATAGCACAACAGCTTTTACACCTGCGGCTACTAACACAGCATATGCAATAACCTTCAATAATACATATACTCGCGCGGATGGGTCTGATGTAACGTATGGTGTTTATATCGGCGCACCCACGTCTCGCGTTTACGTGGATAATACGGCTACTTATAATTTTCAGTTTTCAGCGCAATTAAAAAATATATCTGGCTCGGGGCATAGTATTTTTATTTGGCCTCGCGTTAACGGTGTCAATGTAGATGATTCCGCGACACAAGTAACTCTAGGCAGCGGCTCAAACGCTGCAACTGTTGCCGCGTGGAATTTTGTGCTAAACCTCCAGACGGGTGATTATTTTGAGCTTATCTATTCAGTGGATAGCACAAACGTCACGATCCCTTATGTTGCCGCGTCTAGTCCAGTTCCCGCTATTCCTTCGGTCATCCTGACCGTTACAAGTTGTGTAGGTGTCTAAATGACCGTTGTATCGCCCACAGCCAAAGCTCAATTCATCGACGCGGCTGGCATACCGCTGGCAGGCGGTTTTGTATATACTTATGCCGCTGGCACGACCACGCCGCAGGCAACCTATACGGATTCAACAGGCGCGACGCCTAACAGCAATCCTATTGTATTAGACTCTCGCGGCGAAGCTAATATCTGGCTCGGCTCGGCGACATATAAATTTAAGTTAACTGATTCAAATAATACAGAAATTTGGACTGTAGATAATATATCAGCGCCGACATCGGGGCTTTCGCCAGTTCTCTCAGGTAACGTTACAATTGATTCGAACACAGCGGGAACCGCGTTAACTATCACACAAACCGGCACAGGTTTGGCGTTAAAGGTAGAAGATACAAGTTCTGATCCTACTCCATTTGTTGTAGACGCTGACGGTAAAGTAGGCATTGGAACTATTGCGCCAGCGACCGCTCTTGATGTTAATGACGGCACAATTCAGTTATCATCTAGCGGCACATCGCGCGCGACTTTAGCCGCTGACGCATCTAACACGACGTTAACCTCAGTCGGCGTGCGCGGTCTTATATTAAACGCTAACAGCACCAATCTGATTTATGGCACTAGTTCTGGCTATGTTGGCATTAAAAACGCCAGCCCGACCGTTGAATTAGATGTTACAGGCGCGTTTAAGACATCGGGGGCTATTACCGGCGGCTCAACTATAGCGTCGGGTACCACTTTAACTGCTGGGTCTTCATTAACCGTTACAACATCGGCGTCTATTGGCACGACATTAAGCGTCGATACTGTTCAAGAAAAAACATCTTCAGCCGGTGTTTCTGTAAATAACACATTGAAAGTAGACACTATTAGCGGAAAGACTTCGGCTAATACGGTTACTTTGGCAGGTATCGCTATTGCAAGCAGTCAAATACCAGCGGCTAATAGACTTATCACGGCGGCTACCGCGCAAGCGTCAACTTCGGGATCATCAATATCGTTTACCAGTATCCCTTCTTGGGTGAAACGCATAACAGTTCTTTTAAAAAGTGTATCACTTACAACTGGCGATAATATAGCCATTCAACTCGGCACCTCATCGGGGTATGAATCATCCGGCTACGAAGGCGCACTTACAAATACACCAAGTGGCTTAGCCACAGGTGGCGCTAACTATAGTTCGTCTTTTATACTACTTTCTGGCGGCAACGCCGCATATACTTATTCAGGTAGTGTCACTCTATGCTTATTAGGGTCAAATACATGGCTAATTTCTGGTGTTATTGGCTGGGGTGGTGGGTCTGTCACTACCTCTCAATGCGGAGGAAATAAAGCCCTTTCAGGAACGCTAGATAGATTACAAATTATAGCCGGCGGCGGCGCTTTTGACGCCGGTTCTATTAATATTCTGTATGAATAACAAAGCTGGATGGCGTGCTATACATCATCAAGACCTAATGATCGCGCTATAGCCTTAAAGATAGGCTATGCCGCGACTGATTGGGAAGACTATATAAGTTACGAGGACTATGAGGCTATCGCGGCAGATTGGGATTTGAAGTTGATTGTGAGAGATAACACGCCGATAGGAGCTATCTATTCCAAAAACGGCGAAACTCATGTATCAATATTACCTGAGTGGCGCAGGCGCTGGCTGACTAAAGGATTGTTAAAAGAAATCTTGGCGGATATGCAATTTACAAAAGTCGCTAAAGGCCATGATTTTATGTATAACATATTGGAAAGACTAGGTTTCAAGCCACAGGCAGATGGAACCGTAGCAAGAGAGAACTAATATGGGTTTTCAATCTGCCGCTAATGCTCAAGCGCAAGGCACAAATCAAGCAATGCTGTATCAAGCTGCCGCCGCGCAGCAACAGCAACAAGCGCTTCAGCAAGCTCAACAGCAAGCGGCGCAAGCGCTTCAACAAGGTCAGACACAAGGTGCAGGCGCGCTTCAGGCTGGTCAGACCGGCGCGCTTGGTGGCTTAGAAAATTATTACGGCCAAGGCGTAGGTTTTCAACAGCCCTACATGACCGCAGGCGGCGGCGCTGTAAATCAACTTGCAGCGCTCTTTGGTCAGGGCGGCGCATATACACAACAGCCGACGCTTCAAGAACTTCAGATGGATCCTGGCTACGCCTTTCGGCTTCAACAAGGCCAACAGGCAATGACCAACGCTGCGCGGGCTGGCGGATTGGCGGGGTCGGGCGCGGCATTAAAAGCAGCGACTCGCTACGGTCAAGAGGCTGGCAGTCAAGAATATCAGAACGCCTACAATCGTTTTATGGCTAACCGCGCGGCAGCAACGCAAGGTCTTACAGGTCTTGCTGGTTTAGGTGCTGGCGCGGCTCAGACGGCTACAGGTCTTGCAGGCACGACCGGCGCTAATATCGGGAACGTCTACACAGGCACCGGCCAGAACCTTGCTAATTTATATGGTAATACAGCCGCTAATCTAGCAAGCACCTACACTGGCACAGGTAATCAGCTCGCCAACGTTTACGGCGGCTTAGGTCAAGGTCTTGGACAGGGCGCGGCTAACATCGGGTCTGCTTATGCTAATGCTGCGATGGGGCCAACTAATCTTCTTGCCGCGCTTGCTGGTCAAGGTCTGCAAGCTGGCGCAACTTATCTTGGTATGATGAATAGACCCCCGTCTACGCCCAATCCTATGATACAACGGTGATCTAATGCCGATTCAATATCAACCATCGCCAGAATTTCAGGTTCCTAATTTGAATCTTTTGGGCGCGTATGCTCAAGGCGCTGCGTTGCAACAACAACAATTACAGCAAGAAAAGCTCGCGCAAGCTACAGACATTGCGGCGGCTGAAGCAGCGCAAGACGCCGAAAACGCTCGACTTAAACAACAAGCTGATGAATTAGATTTTGCTGTTAAGAACGCAAACATATTTAAAGACCGCGTAATGCAGATCCCGCCGACTGCGCCCGACGCGCAAGCGCGATATGACGCGCTATTAAAAGAATTTCAGCCTAAAGCGCCGTCACTTTTAGGTGGGCTTCCAAGCGTTTTCAATGCTGACACACAGCGCAATATCGTTACATCGCACGAAGACTTTATGAAAGTCACCGCGCCTAAAGAGCGCGATACAATGGTCGATGGCAAAGTCGGCAAAGCTACGTTTATCTTCGACCCATACTCTCAAACGGAGCGCATGGTCAGCGGATCATTTCAACCAGGGGCTAAAGATCTTGTTGAAGTAAAAGACAATAAAGGCAATGTCATTGGTGTGCGTGAAAAAGGTAGCACACAGATCCAAGAGTTGACTTTGCCAGGGCAAGCGGCACCTACTGCCGCTGCGCCTGTCGAAGGTATGCCCGGGCCGCGCGGCGCGGCAGTCGGTATGGATCTTACCCGCAAGTTTGAAGGTTTTATCCCCACCGCAAAATTTGACGTTAACGCACAGCGTGTTGGATATGGCAGCGATACATTAACAACGCCTGAAGGTAAAGTTGTTCCTGTTGCCAAAGGCACTACTACAACTCAAAAAGACGCGGAACGCGATTTAAAACGTCGTATTGAAACGGAATTTATCCCCAAAGCCGCCGCACAGGTAGGCCAAGAGAACTGGGATCGACTACCTGAAAACGTCGCGGGCGCGCTGACATCGGTTACTTATAACTATGGTAGCCTTCCGAACAAAGTCGCTGCCGCTGTTAAGACAGGCAATGTTAACGCCATCGCTAACGCGGTTGAGGCTCTAGCCGACGATAACAAAGGTATCAATCGTGGCCGTCGAATGAGCGAAGCCGCGACGATTCGCGGTAGCGAAATGCCTGGAACGGCTGCGGTTCCATCATTTGCCGCCGCGCCACCACCCGCGGCTCTCGGTATGTCTCCGCAGATTACGCCACCTATCAACATGATGGCTGGCGGCGCTATGCCGATTCAGAACGCGATGGCCGCTCCAGCGGCACCGCCAATGACACTTGCGGAGTTCGCAAAACAGCCGTTAAAGAAAAAGAACACAGAGTTTTTTAAAGGTCTTCTTAATTCATATGAAGATCAAGAGCGCGCCGGTATTCTGCCGACCAAAGAGGAAGACAGCGTTTCTCGCGCTAAAAAGATTGCGATGGCTAATATACCATCAGCCGTTGCGCGCACAATAGATCCGGCAGGTCAAGAACTGCGCGACGTTACGATCAACAAGATAGATCAATATATCAACATGCTGCGCGAGACTGGCACAATGACCGGCGGCGAAGGCAATACAATCGCTGAACTTGAGGCCAAGAAGAAAATGCTTGGTGCAAGCGATCTGACGATTGATGCGGTGCGTCGTATAATTACCGATCTGGATAAAAACTTTGGCACCGGCACACTTAAAGCCGAAGGCGGATCGAAGACTTTCACAGTGAATGTCCCTGGCATGGGCGCAGTTCCATTCCCTAGCCAAGAAGCGGCGGACGCATTTAGAAAAGAGGCGGGCCTCTAAAAATGGTCGATTATGCCGCGCTCATTGCTAAACACGGGGGCACCGCGCCAGAACCAAGCGCGGTAGATTACGCGGCGTTGATCGCTAAACACGGCGGCACCGCACCTGAGAAAAGTTTGACTGCCGAACGCGCAGTTCCTGTCGCTATGGGCGCGGCAGCGCCGACAGTTGTGGGGGCGTTAGGCGGCATGGGCGCAGCGGCATTAGGCGGCGGCGCAGCGATTCCGGCGGCATTAGGCGGCGCGGCGTTACTTGGCGGCG